ACAGCAGCGCAAAGCCGCAAACCCAGCCAATGAAGGGCCGCCAGCCGGCGACGAAGATGGAGCGGTGGCCGGCTTCGATCTTATTGAGCTCAATCTGAGCAAGACTTGGCGTCATCATAAGTTTGGCCTTAATGATTTCGGCAGCTTGCTTTTCATCGTCGGTCTCAACAAAACGGTCGATGATGTTCGCAACGCCCTCAGCGGCAGAGACCACGCCACCACCAACGATCGATCCAAATATTTTTTCCAACATGGATTACCCCACAATCTCAAAATGAACCAAATCATCGAAGGTATTGTCGCGAACCTCGGTGTCTCGGTCCCAGTCACCACCCCAACGCAGATCAATCCCCATGGCCTTAGCGGTCGCCAGCACGTACCCTGCAAACAGCGTTTGGCGCTCCCGGTCATCCCAAACAACAGGATAGGGACAAACGTCAACGGCCAATGACGGCACAGTGTTGTGCTTCCCATCCGGCCACCTAACCTGACTTTTTCCTTCAGCTACCATCTGGTTTTGACGGTCCTTGTCGCGATGTCCTTCAAGGATGGTGCAGTCGAAGTCCCGCACCACTTCATGGAAAACCCGCTGCAAGAGCGGGTCACAAGTGGCGAGCTTGGTGAGGGATTTTTCAGAAAAACTTGGCATCACTGAATCCCCCCGAACAACTTGAGCTTAATGGCAAGTCCAGCCATAAGGGCGAGAAGCAATCCCGTCGTAATCATCCTGATGACGGTCGACCAGGCGGTATGCTTGGCCATCCGAAACGCACCAAGCAGAGATCGCAGATCCCGGATGTCGTTGGCGGCGTGTTCATCAATCAAGCCAACGTTAGCGAGCGCCCGCTTAGCCCCGCGCTCAGCAGCCAATTCCAGGAGTTCTTCAAACTCCTCCTCGGGCATGCGGATATGCCCATCCTCTAGGGAAGGTCGGTTCATTTCTTTGGTTCCTTGATTTTCGAAGTTGGCTTATGCGGCGAGATCTGCCTGATGGACACGGGCATCTTCAGCGACGGCGGTGATTTCAACATTTTCGCCACGGGGCTTTACGGCAATGACACGGGCTTTCGCTCCCCAGGTGTCACCCGCGCCAAAGGCAAAGTGGGTGCGTTCCTCAGACGTGTCCGTGTATGGCGTAAAATCCAATGGCTCCAAGACATGAACGAGACGGTCATTGCCTCCGACGGCCTCGGCCAAAAACGGCCCCGCCAGAGAGCCGTCCCGACGGCGAAGTGCTATGGAGTGACCCGCGCCTGCCCCCCAAATCAGCGGCTCAGAAACGGTTAAAACCTGTGCCTGGTCATCCCAGGCCACCACCTCGCCGCCTTGTCCCCAATGAGGCATGTCATGGGTAACCACGACCAGGTCGCCATAAGTGGGGATCATCCCCTCCAGTTCCGTCGACCAAGACACCAGCTTGCGCCGATACCGGTTGTCAGCGGCCATGTAGAGACCTTCCCGTTGAGCCTGGGCTTCACCAGTACAGCCAAACAATGAGACCTTGGCTTGTTTTTTGATGGCGCTATCAGGCAACGCCGCCGTAACTTCATCGGGTTTCCAGGTGCGGGCATTAAAGAAGGTGACGGTGACAGAGTCCGCCGTTTCCTCGCCCGGCATGATGTATTGAATTTTGAACGAGCCTTTGACGATATTGCGGGGACCGAACATTGCTATGGGCAACGTCTGGGCCGCATCCCGGAAGATCCGAACTATGCCGCCTTGCAGGACCGGAACGGCGCGGCCACAGCGAGCGATGCGATTAAGCGCCTCCCATACGGTCATGGAACTATCAAAGATGCCGTTAAATTCATCACCCCGGCCAGCCCAGGTTTGATCAAGGACGACCAGGGCATTCAGATCAATGCGAGCATCAGCCAGCTTGGCTCCATATTGGGAGCTACAGGCGTCAGCGAAAGCCCATGCTATGGAACGCGTGGGTGCAGGCGCACTCCACCCAGTCACGGAATCCCAAATCGGCAGCCTGCGGGTGACAATACAGTTGATCATACGCGATGAGCGTTGCGACAGATTGTCTGTAGCCCGCATCTTGACCGCCAACAGGGTGATGTCACCAAAGTCTGGCGCGCCATTCAAATAAGACCTGAGCGCACCCCAGCGGATTTCATGACCGGCCCGGGACGAGGCGTCTTTGGTATCCAGCCGTTGCAGGCGTACTTCGTACCGGCCCGGTGTGACTGCGTATTTAAAGCTTTCGCGCTGCGCTGTATTGGTAGCCGCAGAATAACTCTCACTGCCCAAGGTGATCCAACCGCCAATGGCCACACCATCCTCATCGATGTTTCGGGCCTGGACTTCCCATTGAAGGTTTCGCGTATCCAGCCCTCCCGCATCATTGGCGTAATATAGGCCGCGCGGGAAAATAACATCGATACCGAGGCTGCCAGCCTGTGAATCTGCAGGGTTGGCCGTAAACGGTCCAATCCAGCCTCCGCCATCGGTAGCGCTGAGCAATTCCTGCCCTGCTATCTCGGGAGCGGTGACCACATCGGTTTCAAACAAGGTGACGGTGCCGCCGGGAAAGATGATTTCAGTTTCAACTTCTTCGAATGAAGATATCGGCGTGTCCTCAATCCTCACCTGCTCAAGGTCATATTCCCCCTGGCCAATGACATGCAGTTGGAACATGTACTGTTCGTTGCCTAGAAACTCCTGATAAGGATGGGAGGCCAAATCTGGATAAATTAAATGCCGCCCATAGAGGACAGGGATTGGTTGCCCCAACCGGGCCTCGTTGCCTTGCGCTGACAGTGAATACGTTGGACTTGGCGCGGGCGGTGCCCCGACGGAACTGAAGCTCATGCTCGGGACAGAAGGTCGTGGTGAGGGAATGACCGCGTTGATTAACGCCGACCCTGCCAGAGACACAACTCCGCCCAGAACCGTGCCCCAGCCGATCTCGAAGACTGTTCCAGCAAAAAGACTACCAGTTAGCCCCATAGACCCGGCAAGCGCACCGCCGATACCAGGTGCCGCCACCATTAAAGCAATGGATAGAACTGTCTTGAGCGGATTCTTGCCGCCGCCACCTCCACCGCCGCCATGCGGTAATGCAACAAAGGTGATCACGTCCCCCTCGTTGATAAGGGTGGCATTCCAGTCAGCCCGTAACAAAGCCCGTCCATTGTGAAGGCAAATCGTTGGGCGGTCGAATTCATCGATACCCTCACCATTAAGCCAATCTCTGACAAAAACTGACTGAGCCACAGGTAAGACTTCTCTGCCCCTCTCCGGTTGAAACGGGTTATTCATCATGACGACGCAAGCCAACATTATTCGGTAAACCTATAAAATCCTTCGACACTCCAGCCATTCAAGGCCAGAGAAGTCCGAGTTTGAAACGCTACCCCAGCCTCCTGAGAACAATGGAGAACCCCGCCACTATCAACATCAAGCCAAACGCCCACATGTATGGGATATCGAGCTTGGCGCATAAGCACACAATCGCCCGCTCCTGGCTTCTCAACCAGTTCCCAACGCTGGCGTTCCGGGTGATCCCTGAACCCTCGTGCAATAGCGAGAACATCCTCGGGATTGGGAATGGCCGGAAGTGTCCGACCAAAATGCTCATTCTGTATATGGCGCACAAATGCCCAGCAATGATATGTCTCCGGCCCTTCCCCAGTCGCTGACCAGGGAATGCCGATATACGTTTCAGCCCAATGCATAATTTATCTCGCCAATCCTGGAAACCGCTTTGCCGTGTAGATATCCGCCGGAAACGCCTTGTTGCCGATATCAAGCATTCTTGCCCGCCCCAAAATCTGAAGCGCATTCGCTTCCACCTCTGTCAGAACCAGGGTGATCGGAGGATCCATCTGAGGCCCTTCCAAATCAGTGGATAGATAAGGCCGGTAGGTGATCTCAATTTTGTCTTGGGTCGCCACCGCCGCATCCAGATGCCGGACGATCTCACGCGACACGTTATCCAGTGTCACCGTGATTTCCGGCACCGGTGCGGTATCGATGGGTGGCAATGACAAATCAAACGCCAACGCCACGAACGTCACCATGATCCCACCGTCCAACGGCGCACCGGGTTCCAGCCGTGCCGTCAGATCAGCGTGATCGCGTACCACCCGGATGGCAGTGATATTGCCCTCATCATCAACAAAGGCTGGATGCCAGAGTTCCAGCGTATGCAGGATCACCACGTCAGACGGCGCTGCAGCGTATGCTTCCTTGATGGCTTGGCTGAGGGACGGATCAGGCATGAAAGTCTCGTTTTAGACATAAAAAAACTGGCCGAAGCCAGGGAACATTTCGATGGTTTATGAGATCACCAGGTAAAGTCTCTGATATCATCAAAGAATGCGAGCTCGGCGATAGCCGTTTCGGCTTCATTGCTCGCCGCCCGAATGGCCTCACGTTCTGCATAAACTTCCTGCAAGGTGGAGGTTCTATTAAGAACATCACGTTCGCGGGCGCGGTCAACTTTCCAGTTCAGACTGGTGATCCGTTGACCAGCCTCAGTTTTGATCCGAATGACCAGAGCATTGCGTGCGGCCTGAAGCTCGTCGGCTTGTTTTTGCTGAGCATGGTCCTCATCTATTTTTTGTACCTCGTCATCGGATACACCGTCATAATGATCGATAACCTTACCATCTACCAATTGGAAACGATGTCCGAGAACAGACGAAACAGGCAGCTTAAAATCGCCGTCTGGTCCGATAACACCCCAGTCGTTGCTTTGGGGAAAACTAATTTTGTTAGCCATAATCAATAGCCTCCGATGAGTGGAACAATGTAGGGGTAGTTGGTTGTTTGGGTCGTGCTGTCAAAGGTGCCTGTAATGAAGCTTGGGAGTTTGGAGCTCATGTCAGATTTGTCTGCAATGACATCAAAAATAGTCTTGGTATCAATGTGTGTCATATAGATGCCGCTACCACTGTCGGAATTGGTGCTGTTAGACATCATGAAGTCTTGATCCCGGATCGGCGCAAATGAGCGTCCATAGGAACTGTCCTGGTGCTGCAAATAAACGTACTTGCCATCTGACACGCGGATCATGAACAATTCGACACCGGCCCCGTAGTAATAATAGGGTTGATAGCAAATGACGTATTTACCATCATTTGAAATCTGGAACCGAAGGCCGTAATAAATACCCGTTTCAATGCCGTAAGTGGTTGTCGAAGCCAACGTATGAGTTGGTTCTTTTGTGTAGCTACCCAAGCCATCAGGGGTGAACCGATCCAGCATGCAGTAATTGTTCGGCTCCATGCGCACGATGGTGATTTTGCCATCATCACACGGTGTTAATACGGCACGATACTGGCTTTCGGTATATGATGCAGAACTAGCCGTCCAATCAAAGAATGTGTGATTGGCTTCAAGAATATTGTTGTCCCACCACGATTTACTATCGGCAGCGTTAATATCAAACGGCGCGACATCTGTGTAAACATGAAGGCGCATCGAGGTGGAGCCATTGCGATTTTCGTTAATCACCAACGATCGGGTTTTCTCGTTGTAACCGATCATCCCAAATTTGTTATAGGTGGTGAAATCGTTCTGCGCATAGAACCTGTCGGAAGACCAAGCATGTTGCCAGCTCTCCTTGCTCATCTGCGATCCAGGCATAACGGCTCTGGAGGCAACACTAACGTATTGGTTTTCCATGAACAGGGCGAGGTTCTTATTCGTTTTGTTGTTAACCCAGACACCCACATTGCGGAGCGCTGTACCGCCAACGCTAGGGCTACGCCCCAGCATTTCCCCCGCCGGACCGACGTTAAGTGCGAGATGCCCCAAATGTCCACAACGAGAGGTGATATCTCCATAAGAAGTGGAGTTACTGGATGCGTAGGAATTAGTGATGCCAAAGGAGTAATACCCATTGTTGAAGAATTCAGTACCCAATGTGCCTGTGCCAACAGCGGTGTGATAGCGAGTAATTTCCTGAAGGTAATGGTTGTGTAAAAGCGTGCCCCAAGGGCCAGAGCTGACCATAGAAACGATAGCAAAGGCTGGCTTCTTCCAGGGGTCCATCAAGTCGTGATTGAGCTCGTGCTGATGCTGCTTCAAAGCATTGAATGTAAAGATGTCCATTATTAAACCTCCGAAATGGCGTTGATCTGCCCATCTGGCATGTATGAAAAAGTGAAGGAACGGGTGTAGGTAATGCCGCCCAGAGTGAGTGCTTCCGTGTACCCGGCCATGGTGTTGTCGTCGTTGTATGTGATGGCATTGATCAAGCGCGCTCCTTGCTCAACAGAAACGATTCGGCCAATATCGTCGTAGGCGGTCGTGCTTGCGACAGCAGCCCCAGTAAACAAAGCGGCGTTGGCGACATCCACTGAGTAACCCGCACCAACACCAAGATAATTACCAAGGTTTGTTTCAAACTCAGTCAGTTGGGTATTGATCAAAGTCTCAATATCGGAGAGGACCGTATTCAAATTGGCGACCACAGTGTCATTTACGAACCCGGTTGCGGTCAGCAGCCAGAGATCGTTGACATGGGTTTTAAGAGCGTCTGTAATCGCCGTCAGTTTAACTGGAACGTCCTTGGCCTTGGAGTTACTGAAGATGTTTGTGTCTTCAGTAAACGAGGCGAAGGGTGTTGCGTTGGGGATGGGAGCGATGGTTAATGGCATGAGATAATCTCCACGTTAATAAGTTTCAAAGATACGGTCTCCGAAGGCTTCAAAGGATCGTTCGCCAACAATCACATCACCTTCAAAATCCAGATTGCGGTCATCACGATTAAGCAACAACCAGCGGTCCTCGCCACCAAATGGGATGTTGCCGAGCCTTGTTGCCCTGGTGAGCATGAGGACATCTTCGCCGGATAAGCTCGTGTCGTAGAAGCCTTGTGCTTTGCTCATGACTTTTTCCAAGAGGGCGTCGTATGCCGCCGTATCTTGAACGTCTTCAAACAGCTCTATTGCTTTCACCATCAGGGCAAAATCATCCATACGGAGGTCGACCTCGTCGAGTTTGGCCGAGATGGTGGTAAAGGCGTTTGTCTCGCTGGCTTTCGCCGTTTGATAATGGGCAAGTGTGGTCATGATTTAACTTTCTTAAAAAAGCTCGATGCCGAGAGTTCGGTAGTCAGAGCCACGGCGTGCCGACACGATCAAGGTTTGCAGGTTTATTCCTGTGGCATCGGCAACGATGACGGCGGCAGCCTCAGCGGCCACGGCAAAGCTCTCGGCCTGTTCAGCCCAGAATGTACAATTCGTTTCTGAGAGCGCTGCCAGAATCGCCGAGCCCTCCGATGAAGTTTCAGAAGTCTCTGCTTGATCTGCCGATGTTGCGGCATTGGATTTAGATAACGCCGATGCTGTAGCAGATGCGGTGGCCATATCTTCAGACTGAGATGCGGCAATCGCGCTTGCCTCTGCATTGACTTCACTGATCGTGGCAGATTGAGAGAAATCATCAGCGGCAATTTCTGAAGCCGCTGCAGAAGCTGCCGATTGACTTGCATTGGCTTCAGAGATCTCGGCTCCTGTTTGGGCAGATTGAGCAATTAGCGTAGACCCAGCAGTCGCTGTTGAGGACATTTTGGCACTCGCCTCGCTAGCACTAGCTGCAGCGGAACTTGTGGCAGCATTGGCCTCACTGGATGCCGCGTTGGTTTCTGACTGGGCCGCATTGAAAGCGCTGACGGCCACTTGTTCTTCACTGAGAGCCGCATTGGCCTCAGACAAAGTCGCATTGGCTTCACTGGCCAAGGCAGAGACGACCTTCTGATCCAGCTCAACTAAACTAGATTGAAGCTGCCCATCAATGTCAGCCATCGCCTTAGCCATGGTTTTAACGGGACCGCCATCGGTCTGCACTTGTGATTGATCATCGCCATGAACGATTTGATGCAATAGTTGTCCGTCCGCTGCCGCTTGTGCAACGGCGGCAGCCAGTTCTGTTTGTAAAGACATGGTTTTTCCTCTTACCAGATCATGGGACCTGGAAGTCGTTGATGGATAAGCGCATTGAGATCACTGACCGACCCCAGCAGAGACATCGGATCGCTATCCAGAAAGATATCCAGGGTAACTTTATCTAAAGTTGGGCGCTCCCGGATTTCCAATTCGCTTGAAACGTCCCATAACACGGCGGATCGAGGACGAGCATCAAAGGGCCGGGTGAACCTAGCCTCATGAACAACGAGGCCAAGACCACCCAAAAGATCAATCTCAAACCACTCGCCGCCTTCCTTAGCGTGCCAGCGGTACCAGGCCTCAAACAGTGCGAACTGTTCCTTACGAAACATCCATTTAACAGAAATCCGGCTTGGCACTTGAGTGTACCGACGGCGCTGGCGAGCAGGGCCAGCTTCCATTTCCGTGCGCAGGATTGCTTCACCCGGATGCAGGCCATAGCCTTCAATGCTGGGCAATGGTAGCGTGGTCGGCCAGAAGACCGTCATGATGTGCCTCCCGACTTAATAACTTCCCGCTGCTGGATTAAGCCCGTAACGGCGCTCCAAAGTTGGCGCTAAGCCTTCACCTCGACTGATGTTACGGGCCAGTTTGCCTTCGACTTTTTCGACGACAATATCCAAACCAAGGTTGCCACTGGAATCGCGCCGCGATTGCACTGTGGCTTCTGTTCCCGGAGCCCGGTTATTCACGTTAACGACGACCTTAACCTCCGGCTTCTGGCCTAGTTCCGAACCCAACATCCGCATCTGGCCCGCCGTGAACACCGTCTCACCCCGCTTGGCGATGATCGGAACTTCGCCGCCAACAACGCCACCACTATGAAACCGTGGCGCAGAAGCGAACAACGTTGCATCAACAGATCGACTGGCAAGGGTGTCCATGCCAATGACGCCGCCCGTATGAGCAACCATCACCGGGCCTGCCGCCGGAAAGTCTCCCACCGGCGCGGATGATCCACCACTAAACAGATTTGCCCCAATAGTGCTGAATACGTTTTCCAGAAAACCACTGAAGGGCTTGATGACCGACATACGAATGGCAGCCCGCATCGCCTCTTCGGCAATGGTGTTAAACAAATCAGCCGCATTGAACTTGCCAGTCTTGGCCCACTGAACGAAGGCATCCTCCCCGGCCTTTAATGACCGAGTGGTTACCTGCTCAAACTGCTTGGCGGCATTGCCAGCTTCATCGGCATAATCGCGCAAGGCCCGGGTGACACCATCCGACCATTCCCGACTGGCGCTGAGCATGCGCCCATAGGCTTCCTCCGATGCGCGCGCAAAAGTATCCTGAGCAATTGCGCCTTCATCAAGCAGGCGATTGAGATCCGCAATCTCGGCCTTGTACGCTTCTTGTGCCGTGCGCAGGCTTTCGGTGAGGGTGCGGCCTTTTTCTTTTAACTTCGCAGCTTCCTGTTCAGCTTTGTTGCGGGCTTCAATGGCTTGCTGCTCATCGAACAAGGCACCGGCCAGTTCTCGAACCTGCTGTTGCTCAACACCCGTGGCTTCCGCAGATAATCGCCGCAGGGCCTGAGAGATAAACCGCTGTTTATCGGTCATGGCCAGAGAGTCATGCTCAACCCGCAATCCATCAATGATTTTGCGATTGGCCTCAAGAATTCTATCAGCTTCTTCCTGTGCCTTAGCGGCTAATTTTGCCAATTGGGCATCGCGCACGGAGGCGGCTTGATCCATCAAGGCATCCACCTGGGATTGGTTGCTGCCGTCCGGGGCAAGCAAGGCCTCAATGTCTTTTGCCAGTTGTTCGTATTCAGCACGGATACGATCCGCGCCCTGATGGGTCAGGGTGAACAATTGCCGCTGCAGGTCTTTCTCAAGTTTAGTGATGCTGTCCGATCTTGCCTGTGCAGCCTTGAAATCAACATCCGCTGTGCCGTCCGACGTAACCGTACTGGTTTTGGGATCTGGCTTGCCGCCCATATCTCGTTGCATCCAGGCGAGCTTCGCAGCCCATTGCTGGTAGATGGCTGTCTTTTCTTTAAGCTGGCGTTCCAGTGCTACCTTTCGGCCCCAGCCAAGGGGATCGTCCATAAACCCGACATCGCCCAGTTCTTTTAACTCACGGGCAATGTCCTGCAATTCCTGGCGGCGTTCCGCGACAATGGAGCGGGTACTGCCAAGACTGAGGCCGTCAAAGTTAAAGTCACCCTGGGCCAGAAGTTTCAATTGCTCATAGGCAATGCTGGCTTGATTGGCCAGACTGCCCAGCTCTTTAACTGCAGTAGTCACACCGGGAGCCAAGTCTTCGCCAATAGAACGCGCCAGTGATTTAATATTGTTCCACATCAGCTCCGTCTGGCTGTTTAGGCTCTCAAACGCCTTTGCCGCTTCCTCATTCAAGGCCGTGGCATTTTCAGTTTCACGGCTGGCAAGATTAAGCGCTGTGGCCAGCAGATCGGCCCGACTTGCTAACACGGGCAGTGTTTTTAACAATCGCTGATCTGACAAACCCAAGGCGGCCATGGCTTCTGCTGCTGATCCCCCGGCGTCACCGACCCGCTTTAGCCCTTCGATAAACAGTACGAAGGCCGCCGTTGAATCCTGGTTAAACAGGGCTTTGATTTCTGCACCGGTTTGGCCGGTGATTTTGGAAAGAATATCAAGATGCTTGCCACCACTACGAACGGCAGCGTCCATCATATGCATGACCCGACCAACCGATGTGCCTGCCACCTCGGATTTGACACCAACGGAAGCCAATGCCGCCGCCAGTGCCGATGCCTGGGCGGAGCTCACGCCAAAGATAGCGGTGGCCCGGGCAATCTCGGTGGTCATTTCTGTAATCTGGCTTTCCGTGGCGGCAAAATTATTGCCGAGAGCCACGATCACCGACCCCAGCACGTCCACGGTATCCATGGTCTCACCAGTAACATTAAGAATACGTGCCAAAGCCATGGCCGCCTCATTGCCCGACAAATCCGTCGCAGTTCCCAGTTTAGCCACAGTCTCGGTAAACCTAAGAATATTGGCGGCACCCTTGACCCCCAGCTGACCCGCACTTTGGGCGATGGCCAGTAATTCGTCGGTGGCCACCGGAATCCGTTTGGAAAGCGCATCAATGTCCTGACCTAATGAGGCCAGTTCTCCCTTGGACAGGTTGGCCGTCTTGCCAACGCCGATCAGTCCCGCTTCAAAGTCAGCGTAGAGTTTGACCATTTCTTGCAAGCCACGAATGGCACCGGCAGCAGCGATTGCTCCGTAGAGAAACTTCATATTGCGGCCCAGAGACTGAGCGCGGTCAGATAACTTGGTCAGGCCAAGCGATGCTTTGCCACCGGCAGCTTCAATTTTCTTGAGGGACTTATCGCCAGCGCGGCCCACATCCATGAGCTCTGCCTTAACCTTACCGCCACCATCAACACTGAGACGGATTGCGTAAGTATGTTTGGCTTTAGCCATTAATCTGTTTCTTTCTGGTTCATCGCTTCAATCAACCCGTTTTCTGCTGCGCTCAAAAGCTCCGACATGACGCCTGTCTCAAAGCCCCGAACCTCAGCAATTTTAAGTGCCGCGCTCATATCAATGCCCGCCACATGGCCAGACGGAGTAAACCGCAGTTGCCCAAGGCAGGCGTTGAGCACGTCCCAGGCCTGATGCTCTTCCGCTGATTGCAGGGCATGTTCCTGGTAGGGAC